GTACATATCGTCCCGGTAAAGTTTGTAAATTAAATATGAAGAATGAATTCTTATTTAAAACGTTATTGCTTGTTGCTGGTAAGAAAAACTATGCTTCTATTGTAGAACTACAAGAAGGAGTAAAAGTAGATAATTTACTAGATATAAAAGGAATGACAATTGATAAGGCTTCTGTTAATGAAACTACACAAAAAGCATTACAAGCTATTTTATACGATGATATATTAAAAGATCCTAACATGAGTCCTACAAAGGTCATAAGAAAGCTTATGGTGGTAGAGAAAGATATCTTTAACTCATTATCGAATAAAAGCAAAGACTTCTATAAGCCAGCTACTATAAAGTCATTAAGTAATTATGATGATCCTATGAGGTCTGCTGGAATAAAGGCTTCGCTAGTATGGAATATACTTAGAGATCCAAAGGATGAAGCTATAGACATGAATATAAGAAATGCTATAGATATTGTCAAAATTAATCTAACACCAAAAACAGCAGAATGCGTTATAGATAAATATCCAGAACTTTATCAAAGAATACTTGAATTATTTAAGAGTGATGATAAATTTAAAAACTGTAATGCTATAGCTATTCCGCTGAATACTACAACTCCAGATTGGGTACTTGAATTTATAGATTATAATACTATTATAAATGATAACCTTACTAACTTTTCATCTATATTAGAATCGTTAGGAATTAAATTAGTTAACAAATCTATAAATTATACTAACGTGATTAACCTATAGGGAGGAACATCAAATGATTATAAATTATAAAACTCATAGCATTATGGTTAATATATTTTTAAAATCTGGATATACTGCTATGAGTAACATACTATTAAGAACAATGCAACTTAGAATGCGTGAAGGTAAACCTTTTGCATATGCCGCATTGCATAATATTTATATCAATATGTATACTCCAGCTACATTGATATTATTAACTGAAAAGTTCTTTGGTATTGATAATATAAAATAATTAAAATTTTTATGGGAGGTATTTGATTAAGATGTTAGAAGCTAATGTATTTAGATTACCTGGTAATATGTATTTAGTAAAAACTGGAACTGGTGCGATGTATACCAGTAGTGCCCCGGCGCTTAGAGATACTAGTCATATCAATGGTAAAAGAGTTTATGATGATAACGAGATTATTGAAAAAAAGCTTTCTGATATTTATTTACATTTTAAAAAGAAAAAATAATAAAGAAGATGGTTGCCTAACGGCAACCATCCCTTTTGTTTTTTATAAATCTATAATCAGATTGTCTATTTTATCCTGTGTCACTTTGGATCCGTCATAACCTATAGTATAGTTACGTGTATTGCTATTATACAATACGGGAACACTTCTAACCTTAAGATCATTTAATAGAAAGCTTCTTTCTACTGGATCATCGTCAATATTTACTATTTTGTAATCGATCCCCTTACTATCCAAATAATGTTCAAGTCGTTTACAATTTACACAATCAGTTGTTGAATATACTAATATTGTTGACATCATATACATTCTCCTTTTTATTTTTGGTTATTTACAAGTTGACACTAGATTCTATAAAAAATAAAGAGATAGGAAATACCTATCTCTTTATTAACATACGATTTAATTCGGATGTTACTTTATTGAAACCAAGTGTAAGATTAGCTAATTGATTATCATATTCTTGCATCTTTGCAGATTTACGACCAATTGGTCTATTAGCCATCTCTTCACATTCTTTAATAATTTTATCCATTGCTGTAGTGTCCATTTTTATCTTCTCCTTTTGGTGTATCCATTTTTACAGATATAGTAAATATATCTAATTCTGGATATTCTTAATCTTGGAATTATAATTTCAGTTATTATACCATAAATTAATATTCCGATTAGTAAAATGATTAGTGTCGATGTTGCAATAAGTAATATTAGAATCTTAGTGGACAGTAACATCATCCACCTCCTCGGTATATTCATTATCTGATTCATTGTTATCTGCAAATAATTTAGCATAGAGGATATCTATTTCCTCTATGCTCATCACTCGTCCTTCATATCTAATGTAAGTTGCCATTCTATTATCTCCTTCTTATAATATTATTGACATGCCATTATTACGTTCTTTTGATGCCATAATCGCTAATTTAATAGCGACTAGTTTTCTAAACTCATCTTTTAGATCTGATTCAGGTTTTGAAGATACTACAGTCACAGTCATATCAATTGCATTCATTGTTCTTTTCATAATTTAAAGTCCTCCTTAAAAGTGTGCTATAGATCTTCGGGATCATAGCAAAATTGGTTTATTAAGTACGCAAATATACTTATCTCTAACATAATACATTTCTGCATTATATCAGAGTAAATACATTTATAAATAATATAGTGTCAGACAATGGTTTAAGATGGGCTCTTACACCTAATTATATTATTAGGTTTGTAAATGCCTGACACTATGCTATTACATATACCATTTCTTTTTAGTTCTTTTACCATCTATCATTTCATAATAACAAGAACTATCGGTGCAACCTACACATTTACAGCATTCGTATTCTTCTTCAGAATCTTTGTCTGTGCATACGCAAGCTTCATATCTAAGTCTACGTTTTTCAGCTTCCTTATAAATCTCTTTATAAGTATCTGAATTGGTTACATTGCATTTTATTTCAATGCATTTTTCTGTAGATCTAGCAGATACCAAAACATGTAATTCTTTATCTTTAATAAAGAATCTGTTAAAATCTACATCAAAATATCGATGTGTATCCCATTCTGGGATTAATGCGTGTATTGATTCTTCGTATCTTTTTGCATTATCAATAGAATCAAATTTATTATTGAATCCATTGACTTTGAATATTTTGGTGCAGGTTTCGCATCTTGCCCATTACAATTTCCACATGAACTATCAGTTTCATATGGCGAATTGCGATACATGTGTCCTGTTAAATGTGTCGTTATCATTTTATTTATACCTCCTTGATATTATCGAATGCATATTCGATAAATTTTACTAATGATATATTACGTATTCTTAAATAGTAATTGCGAATATTAGATGGTGGTTTTTCCATCGTAGAAACAATAATAGTTGATATTTCTAAACCATCTACTGCTAATTCTTTTATGAAATTTAATTCTTTTGGTAATACAATTAAAGAATTAATTTCATTATTATATTCGGAGCCTCTTTTAATTAATAGCTTTTTCACTTTTAATAATTCATCTGACGGTTGCTCTATTTTTAAAAATATAGCCAAATTATCATTATCAGAATCAATTGAGTGACCACTATAATTTTGGATATTGACTTCTTCTAAGAGAGATTTAATTATTTTGGAAATAATTAAATCTCTTTTAAGAATTGCATTTTTTAAAATGTCTAATGGATTATCATTAATGAATTCTTTTATATAATTCATTTTTAAACCTCCCTCTCTTACAATGGTCAAATTTTTCTTGATAGCATACACTATCAGTGCACCCTACTGTTTCCGTTACACTTAGCTGAATCTTTACAGCAAGTGCAAGTTGCATATCTACTAATTCTGAGTTTGATGTCTAATTCATCATTGGTATTTTTTACTTCTACATCAAATCTTTGTAATTCTTCTTCAAAAGAATTTTTTTTTCATTTTAAATTCCTCCTAATTATGCAGTAGCTCTATAAACTACTTTTGCAAGAATAATCATTACTTGTCGAGTTGATGGCATAGTGAATAGATTGTCGTCATACGAATTTATAAATTCATACATTAAATTATCTATTACACGGATCGATATTAGCGATAAATCGCAATTATCATTCATGAATTTTTCAAAATCTTCTTCAACGGAAGACTTAGTAATGAACATGTTTTGATTCGCAGCAAACTCTTCTAATAAATCTTTAATTTTCCTAGCTTCTTCATAAAATAAATCATTATCGCTAGCCATGATTTTTGATGTTAATTTTATTTTGTTAATATATTTCATTTTAAAGTCCTCCTTGAAAGTGTGCTATAGATCTTCGGGATCATAGCAAAATGATGTATATTGCTATACATATTATTAGTTTCATATCTATAATATACCATTGAAATGTGGTACTATTACAAAACTATTAATCCGAACATATATGTAATTTAAACATATGAAAGGAGATGGTACATGATATGGCTATTAATGGCGCACCACAGTATAAATACGTAGTACATACCCATCTTTCGACCAATAATCAATCATTCTTAGATATACACTACTATCTAAAAGATAGAGGTATCAAAAAGAATGCATTCTTTTTAGCATTATTAGATAAAGGCTTAGAAGGTGTAGATCCAAGAGATCCAAGATTAAATCAACAAATGAAAGCAAGAATACTTAGAGAATGTATACTAAATTATTGGTATTTTATTCGTGAAGTAGTAAGAGTTCCCGATCAAGGGGGTGCTATAGGTTCTGGTGCTAAGTATAAACTTACTAGAGGAAACTTAGCATTAAACTTTGGATTTGTAAGAAACTGGAATATGTTTGTAGAGTTCCCTAGACAGAATGGTAAGACCGTATCTGCATTGATACGTTATTTATGGGTATTTAATTTTGGTACATCTAACTCAGAGTTTATGTTTATTAATAAGAAGCATGAAGACTCAAAAATGAACTTAGCTAGATTTAAAGAGCTTCGTGGATCATTACCATCTTATCTAATAATGGATTCTATTCCTGGAGATAATGGAAAATATACCAAACCAAAAGATACAGTCGAGACATTGGAACATCCATCGAATAAGAATAAGATTAGAACGTTAGCGTCTGCACGTAATAAAATACTAGCAAATAGTTTAGGTCGAGGTAAATTAAATACTGCCTCTCGTCGTAGTAATGCGGCGTAAAAAACTTCTTTAATTGTCTGGGAACTCCCAATAAATGTAATGGGACAATCAGCAGCCAAGATTCCTAATAATTATTAGGAATAAGGTTCAACGACTATCGAAAGCTACGTCATTCAAGAAACTGAATGCTCTAATGACACTGATGCTGTAATAATTCGGTGGGTATAGAAATATACTTAAAGCTAGTAGAGTACACTCAAGTGAGTGGAAATGGGAAGCCCCTAACATATTTATAAGAGATATGTTAGGGTGAAGATATAGTCTCGTCTATATGGTAACATATAGCAGTTCATAAGAGAACGAGTTAGAATTAACGACTCTAACTGAAGAACACGTGTACACAACCTATTCAATGGTACGATGAATATGCGTTTATACCTTATGTAGGCATAGTATACTTATCAGCTACACCAGCCTTCAATACAGCTGCATCAAATGCTGCTAGAAACAATGCTCCATATGGTATCTTGATAACAACAACTCCTGGAGATATGACTACCACTGAAGGTCTAGAGGCTTATGAAACTAAAGAATCAGCAACTAGATTTGATGAATCATTCTATGACTTAGGAGAAGATCAATTGCGAGATCTTCTTGGTAAGAATACTAATAGTGACTTTGTTTATATTAGATATACGTATCAACAACTTGGACAGAATGAAGAATGGTTTAGAAAATTATGTATTACAATGAGAAAAGATTGGAGTGCAATCCGCCGAGAAGTTTTATTAGAGTGGTCCAAAACTTCAGATAACTCTCCTTTCAAGAAAGAAGATATAAATATAGTTAAAGGGTTGATTAAAGAACCTATACGAACTATAACTTTAGCAAACTATTATCAAATGCATATTTATGAAGAAATGAATTTACAATATCCTCCAATTATAGGTGTAGACGTTTCTGGTGGATATATGAGAGACTCATCTGCAATAACTATAATTGATTCCACTACTACTAAAATAGTAGCTACATTGAATTGTAATTATATAAGTACAGATGATTTGGCAAGAGTTATATATGAATTAGTAACAAGATATATGCCAAATGCTGTAGTTAATATAGAGCGAAACGGCGGATATGGAGCATCAGTTACTAGTAAATTAATGAAGACATCCATTAAGAGAAATCTATTTTATGAGATCAAAGATAAAGTTATTGAAGAACGTGTTGGTCAAGGTGGAACAACTATTAAGACTACACAAAGAACCAAAGTATATGGTCTTGATTCTAGTAAAGAAATAAGAAATTTATTAATGGAAATTCTAAGAGAGCGTATGGAGCATCATAAAGATAAATTTATAGCTCCTATAATATTTAGCGAATTAGAAGGTCTAGAAGTAAAACGTAACGGTAAGATAGAACATTCATCACAATCACATGACGACCAGATATTCTCATACTTAATGGCACTATATGTTTGGTATGAAGGTAAAGATATCATGGAACGATATGGTGTCAGAAAACAATCTATTAAATCGGATGCCGATTTTGAAGAAGGTATTGATAAGATTGAAGAGCGATATAAAACTAATATTGCTGTAGAAATAGAAACAATATCTGATGAAGTAGTTCAAAGACAATTAGAGATATTAAAAGATAAATCTAAATTGTATGATAAGTTCTTAGCAGAAGAAACTACAAAAGATAATCAGGCTATGGAGAACCTTTTAAACACTAAACTCGGTAGAAAAATATATGAGGATAAATATCATATAGATCTAAGTGAACGTGATACTGGAATTGTCCAATTACCAACCAATTTATTTACAGATTTTTACAATGATAACTAAATAACATTCTGACATAGTTTAGGCTATGTCAGAATTTATTATGCTTGTAACAATATAGTAAAAATAAAGACATTAAAAAGGAGGCAATACATCATGCTTAGTAATTTGCAGAATTACAATATGGTAAGTGAAGGTGAGTCTGCTATAATATTAGCGCACTTTGACAGAGATCTTATTCTGAATATTGTTCAGGATAATATAATCAATAAATGCAGTCATAATCTTATAGGGCTACCAAATACGGTGCAGTCATTAGAATTTGGATTTAATAGCGAAATGGCCAATAATCCAAGTATTGCAGAAGAATTAAGAATTGCAAGACAAAGTACATATGATACTATAATAAAGATTATATGTGAGGCGCATAATCTAGCAATAATACCCACAGCAGATATAACTGATAACTATTCTGTAGCTTGGGCTTTATTTGATTTCTTTGTTGCTAAATTTAAAGAGAATTTAATTTCATTCTATGCTGGCGTAATAATAAAGGAAAAAAATAATTTATATAATGCCCTTGAGATGGCTGCATTGAAAAGAAATAAAGACTCTTCAACTATCTATGGTAAGAAATCATACAACAATGTAAAGATTGCTGTAATCCAGTCTAATCTGGAATCTGTTATTGATTATCTATTTACATATGATATTAAATTTGATGATATCTTAAATATCGTATGTGATGATAAAAATATTGCTAGGCATCTATCTATGATTGTAGAATCTAAAGGAGATATGTTTAGAGAAATATTTGTTAGACCATTCACTGTTAATAATTTTGCAAATAAGATTAATCTAATAAATGCCATTAGATTAAGAATACATTATATTATGGTAGAATCTGATAAACAATCTATTATGTTTTCATCTCAACCACAAGCTGAAGATGAATCATTAGAAGATAATATAGAATAATAAAAAGTTTAGGAGAAGACTAACTATGAATGAAAAAGATGTAAGAGAAATGGCAAATAAATTAGGTATGACCATAGATACAGGAGTTATTAATGAAGTCTTGAATGGTCCAATTATACCAACAGCTATGGATCAGGATTTAAATAAAATTGCAGATTTTATTGAAGATTCTATATCTCCAGAAGATAAAAAATATCAAGAACTACCATCAAATTCTGGTAGAGATATGTCACCAGAACAATTACAATCTATAGAAGATAGTAAAAAAGAATATGAGTCTAAAGAGATGGAAGCAACTATAGTTGTAGATCCTATTACTGGAATTTCTCATATAACTTCTATCGATGAAAAGGCAGATACAGTAGAGAGCGTATCTTTATCAGATATTATAGATGGCGAAGAACAACCACAAGATCCAGTAAAAATAGATGAAGATACATTGAAATCTTATTTTGAAGAGCAGGGTTTAAAAGATAGCGATTTAGAAAAAATGCTATCTATATTAACATTAATAAATGATGATAGTGAAACTAAAGTTAAGAATCTTTACTCTAGAATGCCAGAACCAATACAAAAACAAATAATGGAAGTAATACCAAGAGATCAAAATACTCCTATGGCTAGAGATATGATGGCTAATTCATTTTTAGATATGATGAAAACTGAATTGAAATTGGACCAGGCTTATATTGACCTACAAAAAGCCATTGCAGTAGAGATGGATATACCGGAATATTTAGATTTATATACACAAAATATTTCTGATATTATGGGAATACAATTACTAGAAAAGGCTGATATTATCGAAGCTAATGGTGCTGCAGAAAAAGCCGCACAGCTTAGACTAGTATCTAAATACTTTGAGTATAGCTATACTATGGAATTATTACATCGAGAAATTGATCGTCGTCGTGGTAGATTAAATGGTATTCTTAATGGTGATCTTAAGAAATACAATAAATTCTGCAATCACTTTAGTAGAGAATATGCTATATCAAAATTCAATATCAGTGATATTAGAATAGTAGCTCCAATACTTGAAAGAAAGATCTCTATGGAATCAGGTATAACTTCAGATGACATTAAGAAGTTTGTAATTTTATTCTGTAAAACTTGTGAAAGAATGCAGTCATCAAGAATACATGAGCATACTTACATGTATTACTTTATAAACAGTATTGCTACATTAGATCATATCGATATAATGAAAACAGAGTTTTCAAAAACTCTTGTATCTAATATCGAGAAGACTATACTTGATATGAAAAATAACTAATTAAATAAGAAGTACACCGTTTAGGTGTACTTCTATTTTATTTGTTTAACTATCATATAATTATAAAGGAGGTGATCTTAAATGACTAATTTACCAAGTTTTCTTAAAGAGGGAGAAAAGAATTCTATATTATTTGCCAATGAAGGATCTATTATTTATTATATACCAGAAAGATATTTTGATAGTGGATATGCTGAACAAGATGGAGAGTTAATGAAATTAGTTGGTATATTTACATATGCTATCTATGATGCAAATGATAAACCTATTGGAGGATTAAAGTTATTTAATTTTCCAAGTGTATTCAATTGTCAACCTAGTGAAATCAGAAAACAGACTAATTTGAAATTGACTAAAAATAATGAAGTTGCTGATTATAGATTGCTGGTATTTAGAAAAGGCGATAAGGTTATAGTATCTACTAAAGTTCCAAAACTTCCAGACTATGTAGAAGTATTCTTTAGAATGATGATAACTGGAGTGCTGCCTAACAATATACCATATGATAAGAAGCATGAATATATTTTAAGAAATGCTGAAATTAATGGTAAAAATTATCAAGTTCCAGCATCTCTTGTTGGTATAGTTTCAGGAGAATTAAGCAGATCTCCAAATGATTTATCTGTACCTTTTAGACTTTCTAAAAATACAGATATGACGGCATACAAAAATATTAATATTGTTGAGATTCCAAATATTATATCGCCTTACACAGCAGTGACTAGTGAAAATTGGGATGAGTCTATGGCCAATGCAATTACCAACAAAAACCATAAATATAGCCCATTAGAAAAGTTATTCATGAGTAAGTAGATAGTAACATAATAATAAAGCTTAGGATTAATCTATAAGCAAATACAAATAAAGGAGGTAGGACAATGTATCCTCATTCAGAGTTCAAAGTAATTGATAACACTGAGTTTAGTCAATCTGCTGATTCTAATCTTGGGGCACCGTTAATGATGTATGCAATTACAGCAGATAAAGGGCCAGAAGGATTAAATACTGTAGCTTGGGCTAAATTCCAAGAGCTATATGGTAATGTATCATTTGTTAAACATGGCCAACCTATGCTGCAAACAGCTAGATCGCTACAGGCAGGAGCAAATGTTTTAGTTAACAGATTAGTAGCGCCAGATGCATTATTAGCTAATGCAGTTATTGTTGCAAAAACAAAAGCTATTCAACAACAAAAATTAAACTCTTTAAATCAACCTTTATATCTTTTAGATGGAGCAGAAACAACTGTTCCAACTGGAGCAACAGCTATAATGGTAGATGTAGTAGATCTAAAATTCGAGGTTAGATCTGTAACTAATATCAAAACTATTACTGAGGTTATGGCTTCTGCTGAAGCTATGTACAGCGACACCCCAGATATTAATGGATATAAAACATTCCCATTAATAGTTGTTACTGATATTGGTCGTGGAGATTCAGATAAGAAATTTAGAATTTCTCCAGATTATGCTGAAAGTAAAAGATATGATTATGTCCAATACCAATTAGAGATTATCGAAAACACAAGTGTTTTAGAAACTCTAAACTTCAGCTTCAACCCATCACAAATCACTGGAAATAGAAATATTTCTATAGCTTCAGTAGTAAATACTTACTCGAACCAAGTTCGTTGTTCAGTATTAGAAGTTTATACTGAAAGCTTTATTGATGAAATTACAGAAATATCAGGATTGGAAAGTCCTTATTCAACAGATATTTTATTTGGCAAGACTAAAGCTAACAAAGCTCTTCAAGCTATTTCTTTATCTGCTGCATCTGTATCTTTATCTCATGTATATGGTATTAGTTTAGCTAACGGATCTAATGGTACATTTGGATCTAAGCCTATCAATACTGTTGCATTAGAAGAAGAATTAGTAAAATTCTTCACAGGTCAAATCACAAACAATATCTATGATTTAGACGAATACAAAATCGACGCAATCGTAGATGCTAATTATCCAGAACCAGTTAAAAGAGCTATTGAAGATTTTGTTGAATTCAGACAAGATTTATTCTATTTCAGAGACTCTGGTTTCGTAAATACATTCGATGAAATTGCTGCTGTAGAGTTAGGGGTTAATCCTTCTATGTACTCTTCATCAAACATGTTATCTTATGATGTTATCGATCCTTATTCAAAGAAACAAGTTCAAGTTACTGTTGGGTATACATTATCTAAAATCGTTGTTGAGCATTTTAAAAATGGTAGACATCGACCACTTGCTGGTAAAATTAATGGTGCTATTATAGCTGATGCTATAAAAGGTACTATCAACTATTTACCTAGAATTACACCTGGAGTAAATCAAAAAGAAGATTTAGTTGATCTTAGAGTCAACTATGCATCATATTTTGATAATGAGCTTGTTATCGAGTCTCAATATACTTCACAAGATAAACTTAGTCAATTCTCATACATTAATAACGTATTAGCAGTTCAAGAAGTTATTAAAGCTATTAGAACTAAGTGTCCTAAAATCAGATACAGCTTCTTAAATGGAGAAGATCTTGAAACATATAGAAAAGATGTTGAGTCTGTAATCAATAAATTTACAGATAACTTTAAAACTATTACTTTCGAATATATTAAAGATCCAACTGCATTACAGAACAAAATATTTAAAGCTTCTATCCAGGTATCATTCAAAGATTACGCTGAGAGTGAATACTTCACTATCTATGCTATAAACTAGAAAGGAGGAACATAGACTATGTTTAATAATTCAAAACAACCTAAATCGTTAACTAAATATAACCTATTTAGAGGAATTACTGACTTTGGTAATTTGGAGCAATTCGATATCTACGAATCTGGTCATTCCTTTCTGACGGTATTAGCTATACCTACTTTCTTAGAAAAGTTAGGTTCAAAAGATGCAGCGTACAAAGCTATAATCGATAATGCTGTCCATATTATGCAAAATGAGTTTAAAGGTATGGATGGTATCGAAGATATCAGTTCTGAAACTTTAGAAATCAACGACGGTTTAAATACACTTAACTTGATTAACAAAGTTAAAGAGCAATCCGCATCTACTATTAGTATGAGATATACTGAGAAATCAGGTGCGCCTCTTACTAAATTTAACCAATTATTCTTAACAGGTTTATATGACCCACGTTCAAGTTTCAAACATTATCATGGTTTGATTGAAGATGGTATTATAGACGCTGGTTTCGAGAATGAAATATTTACATTAATCTACTGGGTAACTGACAGTACTGGTCTTGATGTAGAAAAAGCATTCTTAATCTTAGCTGCTCAACCAACAAAAGCTGAACTTAACATCTATAACTCTGAAAGAGGAGCTCATGATGCTAAGGAAGTTACAATGGAAATGAGCTGTTTCGTAGTTCAAGGCGATGCTGTTAATGCAATGGCAAAAGATTTGATAGGATCTATGAGTATCGTTAAAAATGCTGATAAATTCATCTACACTGGAACTACTGTATCTAAATAATACAATAAAAAGCCTATACCATTACGGTATAGGCTTATTTATGTTTTTTATTCTTCTTCTGCTTCCGTTGGACCATTAATTATAGCAGCCTCTAGGATCGAGCGTTTCTTTATAGACTCTATCATCTTCCAATTTACATATGTAGATAAATAGTATCTCATCAGATTCTTTCTGAAAGTCTTTTCAAAACTTGCATTTTCAGCATCTTTATCAGTCATTTCTAATTCAATAATACCATCGATGAATGTAGATGCACTTACCCATAATTCATTAATATTACCTAAATGTAAATGAGATGGTGGTGGCAACGTTATAGTTATCTCTTCATTAGTAGCATAATGAGCATTATATATTCTAGTAGCTACAATACTATATAAATCTTCAAGTCTTGATTGACGTTTTAATACATGTCTTAGGAATTTTGCATTAGACATAACAAGTCTAGTGGCAAAATCTACAGCTTGACTTGCATCTAATATCTCTTTTGGTACATTAAGAGTTTTTATCGACATATCTTCAAGTTTTTCCATCAACTCATCATTTGTATTGATCTCTTGACCTGCAATAACTTCAAATTCTATAGGTCGTTCTCCACCCTGAGATGTAGGAATTACAAAGTCATTATATTTACCGGCAATGTTAAAGATATTATCAAGATTATCCAGTTCTCTACGACCAAAGTTAGATAACTTAATTTGATTTATTACACTCATTAGACTTTGAGATATATTTGTATCTACAAACTGTTTAACAAAATATGCTCTCTTGTCATGACTCCTTGTTAATATACCTATTACATTAGAAATATATATAGCTACATATAACTTAGCAGGAATAAATGCTCCCATCAAATCAGATATACCTCTGTTTGTTTTTGGATCTTTCTTAAAGTACATATGATTTATTTCATTAGCTGGTATATAAGTAACTGTAATATTATTCGCTTGATTTTGACTAAGTTTATTATGTTTAAGAATAAGATATATTTCTTTTCGTAGATCTTGATTAGCATTGATGAATTCTGCATCTATCTTTTCAGATATGTCTTTTGCAAGATTCTTAATAATATCATCTTTAATATT